TTTAAACAAATGTCCGGTCACAAGCCCCGCTACTCCCTGACCGGACGGCGGGGTTTTAAAAATATATGAAAGCAAAAGATGTAATTAGCCATTGGGAATTTCTTAAAACTCTTATCGAAAGAGAAAATATTTATGCTGATTTTGAAATATCAGCCATAGACTCTTACTTTGATTCTGAACTTAAAAAAGAAATCAATAATGGCAAATCCTCAACTTGAAAATGGATATACAAGAATAGCGAACGAAATTCTAGAACATTTAATTGTAGAACCATTGGGTGGTGTTGAATTAAGAATCATTTTATTTATATTTCGTAAGACTTATGGGTTTAAAAAACCATCTGATAGGATTAGTTTATCTCAATTTCAAAAGGCGATTGAAGTTGGAAGACCTACAATATGTAAATATATTAAATCTCTAGTATCCAAAAGGATACTAATAAAGAATAAGGGTGTATATAAAATCAATAAGAATTGGGAGCAATGGCTAGTATCCAAAAGGATACTGGTATCCAAAAGGATAATAAGTAGTATCCAAAAGGATAATCTGCTAGTATCCAAAAGGATACAGACAAAAGAAACTAATACAAAAGAAACTATACAAAATAAAGAAGACGAAGACGAAGACGTCATAAATGACGAAAAGGTAAGACCAGAAGCTCTTGATTGGTTAAAGGAACAAAAGAAAAAGTTTTTAGATAAACATTCCATTTAATCATATAACTTATGAACAGTTTACATTTAAATGAACTGGTTTATAATAATTACATACTTGTTAATGTTTTAATTGAATTCACTTTGATAAAACATGAGAAGAAGGAACTCAAATCTCTTATTCGTCAATTTATTTTATTAAGGGATGGTGAAAAATGCAGAAGATGTGGAACTTCAGAAAAACTTCAATGCAGCCACATTTATTCAGTCGGTGCATATAAAAAACTCGAATTCGATACAGACAACATAGTAATTCTTTGTTTTAAATGTCATTTTCTATTCTGGCATAAAGAACCTTTAGCAGCCAGTGAATGGATTAAAACAGTGGTTGATAAAAAAATTCTCGATCGCCTTAAACTTCGCTCTCAACAGACAGGCAAGGGAATGAGAGACTTCAAAATTCTTAAAGCAATGCTATCTCAACAGATTAAGAATCATGAAAAATCTTGCATCTAGAACACGATTCTGCAATTAATAATAAATAATATGTGTCTAAAGACACTATGAAGAATCTTAAACAAGTCCAAGCAATGAAAAGAAGAATTAAAAAGTCTTTGCATATTAAAGGCAAAAAACCTGGTGACATGATAGAAAAAGCAAATAAAGAAGCTAATCATTCTAAACCTGTTGATAAGTCATTTTCACTATAAACGGTGACCCTAGAGCGCCTTAAATCTTAAAGACAGCAGAATATACAGCCAGTCAAGTCAAAAGCGTTCTAATGTCAAAAATAACCATTAGAGTTAAATCTGATATGAGAGATAACAGTCTTAAACTCTTATTTGAATCTCAAAGTTCAGTTAATCCTGAAATTACTTATAAAATTTATGAAGACAGTTCTGGACTTAACTATGTAATTTATTTTTTCAGCAAAGGAGAACGAATTCATCATGAGCACACTTCTTATTCTAATTCTGAACATGGTTTAGAAGTTGCAAAGCAAATGGCTGAATCAACAATCAAAGAATATATCATTTAATGTGTCTAAAGACACGGTTTAAAAGAAATATGGCTTGGAATAATAACAGAGCTACTAGAGGAAGAAAAACTCTTAAACAAGAATTGCAAGTAGTCCAATACATGTCAGAGCTTCAAGGACCAACTTTTGATTATATAAAAAAATGTCTAGAAAAAGGAAACAAAACAGATAAAAAGTGGGCAGTCGAACAGATGATAAAACTTTATGGAAAAGCAATACCTCAAGAAATTTTTTCTAACAGTGATAATCCGTTAGTTGTGCAAGTAGTTCAAGTGAGCAAAGAAGTTGCTGATAAATATAGCATTCAAAATACACAAGAAGATAAATCTTCAGACGAAGATAAATCTTCAGACGATTTTCAAGAAATATCAGACAATGCCACTACATCTAGCACAATCGAAAATAGTCCAGGACAACCATCGGTTTAGAATTTTAGTATGCGGAAGAAAGTTTGGAAAGACTACTCTAGCTAGTGAAGAGATTATGGGATGTGCTATTGCAGGAAAAGACAGAAGAATTTTATACATATCTCCCACATTAGATGATTCAAGGCGTTTGATGTGGGATAGATTGAAGAATAAATTAGGAAGTGCTATATTTAAAAGCAATGATTCAAGATTAGAGTTAATAGTAAAAACACAAGACAATGGAAAGAGCAGAATATTTTTAGGAAGCTGGGAAAAGGTCCAAGATTATCGAGGAGATGAATATGACTTGATAATTCCTGACGAAGCACAGGACTACAGGAATTTCTGGCTAGGCTGGCATGAAGCACTTCGTCCAACTCTTACACCACGACAAGGACAAGCCTTGTTCATGGGTACACCTAAAGGATTCAATCACTTCTACGATCTGTATAATTTTCAAGACATAGACAATGATTATAAAAGTTTTCATTTTACATCATATGACAATCCCTTTCTTCCTAACAGTGAAATTGAAAAAGCAAAACAAGAGTTGAATGAAGACAGATTTGCTCAAGAGTATTTAGCAGATTTCAGAAAAACTCAAGGCTTAGTTTATAAAATATTTGACAGGCAAAAGCATACATATGACAGACTGGAGATTAAACCGACTGAAACAATTGCTGGAATCGACTTCGGTTTTACTAACCCATGCGCAGTCCTTACTATTCAACGAGATGGTGACAATAACTTCTACGTTGAAGAAGAATGGTACAAAACAGGAAAAACAGATTCACAAATAGCAGAGTATGTAGCAAGCAAAAACTTTAATAAAGTTTATCCAGACCCTGAATCTCCTAGTGCTATTAAAGAATTAGAAAAGAAAAAAATCAATGTCAGAGATGTGATTAAGAATAAAGATTCAGTTAAGAATGGAATAACTAAAGTAACTGAATTGTTCAAAGCAAATAGATTAAAGATTAACAAGAACTGCATTAATTTAATTTTCGAACTTGAAACTTATTCATATCCAGACAAGCAAGACTTCAAGAATGAATATGAAAATCCAATTAAAGAAGATGATCATGCAGTAGATGCATTAAGATATGCATTGATGATGCAGTCAGACAATAAAAGAGAAGCATTTCAATTCATACCTAGCCAGATGAATAGAAACCCTAACTACATAATTGAGCATAAATATGCTAAGCAATATATACCAAGATGACTAAACAAGAAGCATTTAATTTATATCAGAGTATTTCTACTAACTTGTCTAATTTGACAGGAAGCAAATTTGCATATGGGATATCGAGGAATATAAATATATTAAAAGCTGAAATAGAAGCACTGCAAAAAGCAGGACTAGACTATGAAACAAAAAGACTTGAATTAGCAGCTAAATATTCAAAGAAAGATTTAGACGGACAGCCTGTTCTTATCAACAATCAATTTCAATTAGAAGACTCTGTCGGATTTGTCAATTCTTTAGAAAAATTAAAGTTAGAGAATAAAGAATATTTTGACCTATTAGCACAAGAAAGCGACTTTAAGCCATATAAGATTAAAGCAGAAGATTTACCTGATAATATTACTGTCAATCAGACTAATATGATTAGCTCTTTATTAAGTGAAACGGAGTAAAACTCCTGATGAATAAAAGCGTCTGCATAGGAATTGTAACTAATGGTTTAGTTCATGTTGAGACAATGTTCTCAATCATACAGGCTATTAAGTCTTTGACAATTCCATCAAGCATGGTAATAATTACAGGATGCTATGTAGACAGAAACAGGAATGAGTTAGTAGAAAAGGCAATACAGACAGGTACAACTCATTTGATGATGATTGACACAGATATGGTCTTTGAAAAAGAAGCGATAAATATACTTCTTTCACATGACAAAGACATTGTTGGTGCTAACTACAACAAAAGGCAATTTCCTATAACAAGAATAGTCAAAGAAGACATTAAGGATATAGCAAAAGTAGAATTTGTTCCAGCTGGTTTTGTTCTTCTTAATTTAGATATTTTTAAAACTATTCCTTCTCCTTGGTTTAAAATAGAGTATAATAAAGATAATTCAATTATTGACGATGACAAGTATTTCTCAAGATTAGCAAAACAATATAACATTGATACATGGTGTGACCCTAAAATTGTAATTAAGCATATAGGACAGTTCTTATTCTAAAATGTCTATTTTAAAAGTTCAAAAGAATATTGACGGTAAAATCAAGTCAGCAAATGAATGGAAGATTGACAATTCAAAGCTAAGTTTAGACAATGAATATAGACAAACTGTCACTCCAATTGAATACACAAAAGACAAAGATGAAATAAAGCTCAGACAAAGCATTTTGAATAAATTTGCTTTAGGCTACATGACAATGTACACTCCACGTATTGAATTTTCTGACCTCAATGTCATTGACAGAATGCAAGTAGACCAAATGAGCTTCAACACTTACCAATCTAACAACGGCATAGGAAGTGAAGGAGATGAACTCAACAACTGGAAAAGCAGAGCGATGAAACCTGTTGTCAGAAACAAATGCATATCTATTGCAGCACACGCTACAGCAAGACTGATATTCCCAAAGGTATTTGCATATGACAAAAATTCAGACACTCAAGAAGAAGCAGCAATAGTAATGAGAGACTTGATGGAATGGGCTGGTGATCAGGCTAATTACGAAAATACTTCACTTCATGCTGTGATTACTTCTCTTACAGATCCTGCTAGCATTGTTTATAAAGAATATGGTGAAGTTTACAGAACAGTCAAAAGAGAAAAGAACGGACAGAAATACAAAGAAGAACAAATCCTTGATGAAACACTGTCAGGATTTAAAGACACAATGGTTCCGGTAGATGAATTGTTTATAGAAAACTTTTTTGAATCTGACATACAGAAGCAAGGCTGGCTGATTTGGAGAAGAGTCATTTCATATTCGTTAGCTGAAGCTAAATATAGTCAAAAATATAAAGACAAGTTTAAATATGTCAAACCAGGAATGCAAGTTCTTTACAATGATGCAAATGAAAGTTTTTATCAAGTCTATGACCAGAACATGCGACCATATGATGTTGAAGAAGTAGTGTATTTCAACAGAACTTTAGATTTGAAAATTATTTTAGTTAATGGTGTCATGCTTTGTGATGTAGATAATCCTAATCCTAGAAATGACAAGATGTATCCTTTTGTCAAATTTGGTTATGAACTTATAAACAACAGATGTTTTTATTACAAGAGTTTAGCTTTCAAGCTTCAGCAAGATGCTAACATCATCAACAGCTTGTATCCTATGATTATTGATGGGACTTATCTCAATATTTTTCCTGCAATGGTCTCAACTGGTGGAGAAATTATAGGAAGTGATGTTATTATTCCAGGAGCTGTGACTACTCTTCAAGACACTAATAGTGACATCAGAGCAATTCAAACGACAACAAGCAGAGGTTTAGAAGTAGGAATGCAGACATTGCTTAAAGTAGATGAGAGTTTAAACATAACAAGTGCAGATGGACAAACTCCTGGCCAGAATGTCAGCAAAAATCAGACAGCTTATGAAATATCAAGGCTAGAACAGAATGCTGCAACAGTTTTAGGCTTGTTTGTTAAAATGATTTCAACTTATGTCAAAGAATATGGAAAATTGACAATGGGAGATATATTGCAGTATCTGACAATCATAGATGCTGATAAAATTACAGACAAACCTGATTTAGTTTATAAGACATTTTTAGTCCAAGACCATACAAATCCAGGAAAACACAAGAAAATTATGTTTGATGGAAATATGAATGACGAAGCTACTACAGAAAAGGATTTGCTCAATCAAAGCTATGATCTTTTAGAAGAGCAAGGAGGTCCTGACAGTGATATGACACTTTACAAAGCAAATCCAACAATGTTCAGAGATTTAAAATTCATCAATGTCATTGATGCTGATGTAATGAATCCAAGAAGTGATGAGCTTGAGCGTGCCTTGGACTTGGAAACATATGATCGAGCTGTGAATAATCCTGCAGCAAATCAAGAGCAAGTTTACAGATTCTTGCTAGGAACAAATCCCACTACAAAAAAAGACCCTGACAAATATACAATGTCACAGCAGGCTAGTTCTAATCCAATGGACATGATTGGACAATTAGCACAACAGCAAGGACAAACTCCAATGCCTGGAATGCCAAATGCTGGAAATAGTCCATTAAATGCAATGTCTGCACAGCCACCTCAGCCTCAGCCAGCAGTAGCAAGGAGATGATGATGGACGCAAGCTTAAACCAAGCAGAATGGGTCAAATTAAGTCCTTCTTTACGAATTAAATTAGCAGAGATTTTTGAAATACCTAAAACAACAGGAAGCCAAGTTGAGGTAGTAGCAGGACAGACTATTGTTGTCAGTGATGGACATACTCATAATGATTTGAAAGCAATCACAGTCCAGAAAATGAAAGACTATCTTGCAAAAATAGAGTATGTTGGTCCATTATATGATGATTTCTTTCAGCTTTTTGACATAGTAGCTCAAGAGCTTGAAAATAGCTCTAGCAGCGTTTCTAAAAGACAAGCTGATATATCTATCAACTCTGATGTAAAAAGCGCTCTCGGAGTGACTAGGAAGACTCAGGAAGCCCCTTCGTATCCTGATATGGATGAAGAAGCAATCAAGAAAGACTGGCAAGAAGTAATTGACGAAATGAAAAGACAATCAATGCAGTTTGGTTTAGATGTAGAATTAAGAAAAATTTTATATAGAAACAGTCCTAAAAAATCATTTCCAAATATTTGAATATGTTAAAAGATTTTCTTCCTAAAAAAGTCAATCTTACTAAGGAACAGAAGAAAGAGACTAAAAGACAGCAAGTTTTAGCTAAAGAAGTCATTTGGCCGATATTAGTCAAGAACAGTAAATCAGTTAAAGACTGCCAGAATAGTTTAAAAAGTTTAGTAGTAGGTCTTGACGCTATATTTCACCAGGATGTACTCAAATACAGCCAAGGACGAAGTGAAAATCCATTGCATACTTTAAATCTTAAAAGACAAATGGTAGATAAAGGTTATGATTTAGAAAAAGAACTTGTTGAAGCTCTTAAAGATGAATCAATTACAACAGCCAAAGCACTTATAGATGGAATGGACAAAGAATTGCAAAGGCTATTAGACAAAGAATTAATGTCTAGAAAATTAGATGAATTGGAAACAGAATTTTTATAGACTCATGGTCAAGACAAGTTTAATTAGAGCTCCTATTATAGATTTAGAAAATGTATTGACAGAAAAGAATGGCAAACTGTTTCTTAATAAAATTCTTATTCCTGATAAGTTAAAAGACCAGCTAAAGAGTGAAGCAAATTTATATCGCAATACTAAATTATGGGAAATTATTACAAACACATTAGAGAATCAAGCTTATGAATCCGGATGGACTAAATCAACTACACTACAAGATTTATTAAATGCAAAGAGCATTTGTTTTACTATTTCAGTTCAGAAGAATATAATAGAATTGATTGAAAGGGCAAAGTAATTTTAAGAGTTGAACTTCGAAGTCGAGAGTTAAGTGTTTGAAAACTGTTTAGAATAAAAGACACTTTAGGGCAAAGGTCTTCTAAATATTCTAAATAGTTTCCACTTACTTATAGACTCAAGGCCGTCAGGCCAAGTCCAAATTAGTGAGACTAATCCGTGTCAAACACGAGAAACCTCTTTAATGAGAGACAAACCATATGGCAGAAGAAGCCAATGAGATTATAGCAGGAACGACTCCTAAAGAGTCTGAAGAACAAAGAGAAGTAACGATCTCTGAAGACGAACCTGAAGTCGCTAATCAGGAAACAAACAAGACTGATTCTATCGATTATGCTAAAGAATTAGTTAATGAGATAGAAAAGTTTGATCAAGCCGAACGTAACCGATTAGGTTACATGAAGAGAAAAAGGGATACTGGAGAAGTAGAAACAGCTGAAGATTTGGATGCAAAAGCTGAAGAAGCATTAGAAAGAGCTGCTCAAAAATACATTCCTAAACTTCAGTCGACATTAGTAGAAGACAATATTGAGTCAATTCTTAATGAATTGTCTCCTAATAATTCTGCTAAACAGAAACTTATAAAGTTTCATTTCGAAAATTCAGTTGGACTTAACGGCACACTGCGAGAGCGTTTAGAAAATGCTCTTCTCATTGCTGATAAGAAGACCATTCTTAAGACGAATAAAGAAATGGCTGTCGCCCTTCAAAACAGACAAGGTCTTTCTACTACTGGACAAGGCACAAATACAGAAGAAGTTGAAGTTAAAGACAGTCTTTTAAGCAAAGACCAGATAAATGATCTTAAAGCTAGAGGCTGGAATGACCAAAAAATCCAGAGGTTTAAAGACAATTTAAGGAAACAAAAATAGTATTCTCATAGAATACGAAGTAAAATTTCTTAGAGAATTCGTCAAAATTACAATTAACTCGAATATAATATGGCACTTTTAGGTGACATTCAATTATATGACACTCCTTCTGTACCATACCCAGGTGATGACGTATATCGAGTAGATTCAGGAACGACATCTTCAATAACAGCAGGTACTCCAGTTGCATTTACTTTAGGAAGTGCATTTGTAGCAGCAGCAACAACAAATAAGCCTATTGTTGCAACTGACTTTCTAGGTATTGCAACTTCAACAAGCACAGAAACTGCATCAGCTACTGGAACTGTCAATGTTATGAAATTTGTTTCTGGAACTACTTATCTTATTGCACCCAAAGTCGCAGCAACATTTGATACACAGTCAGAATATAATGCATTAGTTGGAGATAGAGTTCTTCTCGACCTCACTGCTAGTACATGGACAATTCTGGCTGCAGATTCTGCTACTTACGGTTGTGTGATTATGCCTCTTGATGTAACAAAAAATCCAGGTATGGTTAGGTTTGCATTCAGAAATGGTGTCAATTATTTGACGTAAATTAACAATTAAAAATCTATGTTTACAGAAGCACAAAATAAACAAGTTTGAGTAAGTTGTACAAATGTAAATATTGATGATATGATTATGCTATGGATACATATCATAAACTTCCAATAAAAATACGGGAAGAAATCATCAAAAAGCACTTTGAAAAAGGAATATCACAAGCTCAATTAGCTAAAGATTATAATGTAAGTCGTCAAATAATTTGGAGATATTGCCATAAAAAAGGAATTTCTCCATTCTTTAAAGGTTATAAGATTGATAATGAAACAATTATTGATTTGTATAATCAAAAGAAGTCTATTCTTCAAATCTATAAGATTACAGGTTTGGGAAGAAGACAAATAGATAAACGACTGAAATTAGCTGGAATAGAAAAAAGACAATTGTCTAGAAGAAAAGAATTTGAGCAAATTTCAAATTATAGGATTAAAATGAGAATTTGGAAACTCAAAGTTAAAGAAGCTGATAATATGAAATGTATGATGTGTGGGAATACTAAACACCTTCATGTCAATCATATAATTCCAGTAAGAGATATAAGTAATTCTAATGATTTATTTGACATAAATAATGGAATTACTTTATGTAAAAAATGTCATCTGAAAATACATTTTAAAGAGTATGAGTTTGTAGATAGATTCAAACAACTTATATCTAAGCGATGTTTTGTGGATAAATAATCGGGTTAACTCAGGGAAAACCTTATAATAAGCACTAATTATAAGACAATCCTGATCCAAGCGATTTAGGGATAAATCGAAGGAGCAACGACTAGAAGCATACTGCCAGATCGGCTATGAAGCTTCCACGAACGCCCGACATTCCAATATAGAATGAAGATATAGTCTAACCTTACAAGTGATTGTAAGATGTAAAAGATAAAGAACTTTTACGATAATAAATATTGTTCGCTATTGTGCAGACTGAGTTAGATGATGTCTTTTTTCAGACATTTGAATATGACTCTTCAAGCCCTGGAATTGCAACAGCTCAATCAGGAGACTTGTTCAAAGTTGTACCTACTACTCATGCTGCATATATTGGCGAAGTAAATAAAGGAACAGGACTTTGGAAGCTTACAGGTGAAACACAGACAATTTCACAGTCTACTCCTTCAGTTCGTAATAAGTATACGATCTATGTAAATGACTTTACAGATTCAATTGCTCTGTCAAAAGATTTGTTCGATGACAACATGCATGGTGTTTGGTCAGAAGACGTCAAACAATTTGCATTAATGGCTCGAATAACTCAAGATGACCAAGCATTTGCTCTGTTCAGAAATGCATTCACTACTACTTTAACAGCAGATGGTGTTGCATTCTTTTCGGCAAGTCATGTCTTGATCGGAGGCGGAACTACTTCTAATCTCATCACTGGAGCTTTGTCTGATACAACTCTGAATAATGGAATTGTCTCACTCAGAGAGCAGAAAAACCAAGCTGGTGTCATTCTTGGTGGTGTTCCCACAATATTATTGGTCCCTTCGAAATTGTTCAAATATGCATTACAGCTGACTGATTCAGCACTTGTAGCTGACAGTGCAAATAATGCAATCAACGTCTATCGGTCAAGTTATGGATTCAAGGTCATGTCAAGTCCATACTTAGGTGCAGCAGCAGGCGGAAGTGATACTGCTTGGTTTTTGCTGACTCCTAATCATTCAGTGTCAAGACTTGTCAGACAAGGAGTTCAGACAGCTTTGACCCCATGGCAGTACAGCAATAACAGGACATACAACTATCAAGGAAATTTTCGTGAAAGTGTATTTGTTCCTGATTATTCTGGTGCAGTAGCAAGCTTGGGCACTTAATCATTAATTATAAATTCATGATAGGAACAGGATTTTTTACCACACTGACTAGTCATACTCAAATTGCTTTTACCGACAACAATGGATTAGCAATGCTAGTAAGTTGTGATACCACTCCTGAAACTCAAGCTGATACTTATGCCAAAGGATGCATTCTTATTAGAACAGATAATGCTACAGTCTACACCAATACAGGAACAAGTGCAAGTCCAACTTGGACAGTCAATGGAACTGGTGGTGTAGGAGCAACAGGAGCTGCAGGAGCAACAGGGGCTGCAGGTGCTACAGGAGCTTCAGGTGCTACAGGTGCAGCCGGAGCAACAGGAGCTACAGGACCAGGAGTTTAGTCTTAGACTAATATAGTTTTGCCTCTTCTATTCAAAAAGAGGCAAAGAGTTAAATAACGGAATAAAATATATGAACAGACAGTTTAATAATTACACTTCAATTACAACTCAAACTACAACTACTGTAGTAAGTACATCAGATCTTGTTTATCTTCATTCGATAATTGCACCTAAAGCTAGTGGAGGTACAATTACATTGACAGACGTTGCATCAAGCCCAGCAACTTACATGGTTTTGCCAATTGGAACAATAGGAACAATGCTATTTGATATTGTACTTCCTAATGGATTAAAAGTTGTGACAAGTGCAGGAGATACAGTATTATTGACTTGGAGCAGGGGATGAACGAGTTTGAGATTCCAGATTGTGTCTGTGATCTGTGTTCTAAACCTGCAAATGCTATTTATTGGTGCTGCACAGGAAGAAATTGCAAATACAAAAATCAAAGTCCTGCTAGTTTAGAACAAGACTTTGACGGTGATTTTATAAAATATTTTAATTCACCTTATGTCTAATTACAGTGTATTAAATGCTAAGAGTGACTTAACAGGGATAGTTCATGGAACTACTCTGAATCAGATAACCAATCTTAACGGATTGTTTAACAGAGCTGCAAGGCAATTATTGCAAGACCTTGATCCAGCTGAGACTATAAGATATTCTTTGATTGGCCCTGTTTTTGACCAAGTGTTTGATTATTCATGCCCAATTGATTTAAAGGGCACAAAAATTATTGACATCGCACCTCAAGTCAACAGATTAGGAAATGTATTTTTGTCAAGATACAATCAAGATTTTGATATTGCTAAAACATTTTCATTACAAGATTTATTTACTATCACTTATAATGGAAGCATAAAAGTTCTGAAATTGAATTTTTCTCAAGCACCATCACCGATTGTTGTAGATACAATGTCTTCTATAACAGATAATGGAACTTATTCCGTTAGCGGTGGTGGTGCTAATTTGTCTGTAGACAGTCAAAATTTCGTTGTAGGAGGTAGTAGCTTGAAGTTTGACCTATCTTTAGGTCAAAGTACTGGATACGTCCAAAACACGACTTTAACCACTGTAGACTTGACTGACACACTAAACGAAGGTACTCAGTTTCTATGGGTGTATTTGCCTAATGCAAGCTCTGTAACAGCAATCGAATTGAGATGGGGAAGCAGTACAAGCAATTATTATTCGTTAAGTGTTACAACAACTCAATCAGGAACTGCTTTTCAAAACGGATGGAATTTGTTAAGTTTCAATTGGTCAAGTGCTTCAACGACAGGAACTCCTGTAATTACTGACATTAATTTTGTCAGAGTAACTTTTAGTTATGACTCAACTTTACAGACAGGTGTTCATGTCAATGGCTTAACAAGCCAATTGGGAAGTTTATTGAATGTTGAGTATTACTCTGAATGTTTGTTTAGAGACTCATTGACTTTAGCATTTCAAGCAACAGTTACTGATGATTCGAATCTTATCAATTTAGAATTAGATTCATATAACATTTATCTCAACCAATTGTCATATTTAGTCTGCCAGCAATTGCAAGGAAGTGACGCTCAAGGTTTTGATGCAGGATTTTTTCTTACATCTTACCAAGAAGGAATTAAGAAATATAAAGCAATGTATAAAGGACAAGTGCAAAAACCTCAGTCTAATTATTATCATCTTCCTTTTAGAGGATTTAATAGATTTATAGGTCGAAGATGGAGATAACATGCCTAAAGCTAGTACAATTAAAGTTCCATCAAAAAGCAAAGAATTTACTTTGATTTCATCTTTTCCTTTCGGTTACAGAAACCGTGAAGATGATACAAATTCTCAACCTGGAGTTTTGATTAGCGAAAGCCAGAATGTTTTGACTCAGTCAAATGGAAGAGTAGGAATTTGCCAGGGATATGTATTAGATGGAGAAGCAAGTGCAGTTATATCTCCGATTTTGTCAAGTTTTGACTGGGAAATGCATGTCAATCGAGTTCATCATTTGCGAAGTGGATTTTTGACAGAGGCAGGAAATGATGGAAAATTGCAATTCAGATATGTTAATTCTTTAGGAAATACAGTCTGGACAGATCTTTTAACAAGTTTGACTAAAGTCAATTTTCAATATGCAGATTGGTGGAATACAACAAATAGTCAAGCATATCTGTTAATGGTCAATGGTACGACTAATGTCTATGAATGGAGTGGAGGAATAGCTACATTTGCATCAGCTACTTCAAATACAATCACTAAAGAAGGAGCTGAAACTTTTGCAGAATTAGGTTTTTACGTAACAAGCACTCCTTACCAAATTACTATTAATGGAATTGTTTATACAGCAACAGGAGGTTTTGGAACATCAACATTGACTGGAGTGACTCCAGACCCAACAGGAGCAGGGCTAACTGCAGGAACTTTAATGTTTCAGACACCTAAGACAATTGCAATTTCTTCATTTACTAATGGACCAGGAAGCACTTTTATAGCTAATGGTATTGCAAATTTAAGAAACCAGATTTATTTAGGGTCGAAGACAAGAAATTCTGTGTATATTTCAAAAGTTAATGATTATACGACATATACTGTAACTGCACCTGTCAGAGTTGTAGGAGATGGAGCTTTAGTGACAATGGATGGACCGTGGAGAGCATTTATTACACAAGAAGATTACATGACAATGTTTGCAGGACTTGATCAGATTTATCAGACAGTGTTTACTTTAAGTTCTGACTTGACTAAAGAAGATTTTGCAATACACAGGCTAAAAACAACTCCACTTCAAGGAACACAGAGCCAAGATTTGACATGTAAAATTAAAAATAATATTGCATTTGTTTCAAATGAACCAATTTTGAATACACTAGGCAGAGTTGACAATGTTGTATTGACTCCACAGATAAGTGATATATCCTTTTCCATTGTTAATGATTTTAATACTTATGACTTTACAGATGGAAGTGTGTTTTTTTGGAGGAATTATATTTTCGTAGCAGTTCCAAGAGAAAGCTTAGTCAGAATTTATAACATGACTAAGGATGTGACAAACCAAGCAAGTCTAGAAAATCAGACTCATTATTGGGAAGCACCATTGACTATAGCAATTTCAAGGTTTTCAATCATCAATGGAGAATTATATGGTCATAGCTATATGACAAGTGAAAGCTATAAATTATTTACAGGATATAATTTTAATGGACACCCAATAGATGCTAAAGCTGTATTTGCATATCAGAATTTTGGAGTGAGATCAGCTACTAAAAGTTTCAATGAGTTTTTTGTAGAAGGATATATATCTTCAAACACTACACTTAATTTGAACTTTAATTATGAATTAGAAGGTTTTGCAGGACAAGCTACTTATCCAATTAAAGGAACTGATGCTCAAATAGTTTTATCTAGCGGAGATGATGCAAGTTTAGGAAAATTTCCTTTAGGAAGCCAGCCATTAGGTGGAGATTTAGATATTCCTAAAGTTTTACCTCCTAAATTTAGAGAAATTCAGACATTTACTAGAACACCCTTTTATGAATTTTCTCCTTCTTTTTCATCAAGTGGAACTGATTTTAACTGGTCAATTTTAGCATTTGGTCCAGCAGTATCATTAACAAGTGAAGGGAATAATCCCATAACTAAATAAATTTATGTCAGATCAGTTTAAGTTCGTGCAGGCACAATCATTTACATTAGCAGGTTCAGGAGCAGTCATTGGAGATACTTCAATCGTTTTGTCTAGCTTTAAGCAAATAGATGGAACGACTAATTTGACAATGACAGATTTTGGTTCTATTGGTTTTATGACAATAGAGCCAAATAGTGGAACTCAAGAAGAGCAGATTAGTTTTACAGGAGTTACTCAAAATGCTAATGGAACAGCTACATTGACTGGAGTTAAGACAGTTTTATTCATAAGTCCTTATACAGAAACGTCAGGTTTAGCTAAAACGCATGCAGGTGGAACTAAAGCAATCATTTCTAATACAGCAGGTTTTTATGATAGATTGACAGGCAAAGATGATGATGAAACAATCAATGGTTTATGGACATTTGTTCAGCCTCCTATTTCTGCAACTAATCCTACAACTTCAACTCAAATTGCTAATAAAGCATATGTAGATGGCATAGCAATAGCTGGAGCCCCTGATGCGTCGACTACAGTTAAAGGCATTACTAAATTAGCCACAGCTCCAGCATCTCCAACTTCTCCCATAGCTGTCGGAGATAATGACGGCAGAGTTCCAACTCAAGGAGAAAATGACGCATTAGTTGGAAGTAGTGGAACTCCAAGTTCGAGCAATAAATATATAACAGCTGACGATGTATCAGATGCAGCGGTATCAGGAAAAGTTGTTCGAGCGACAGGTACTGCTCTACCTGCATTAGATGGAGTTAATTTAACAAATGTCGTACATACTCAATACGCACCAGTTTGGAAAAATGGCACTGTTGCAGCAGCTACAACGGGTGGCAGTACTACTCAAAATATTGCTCATGGATTAAGTGCAACTCCTAAATTTATTCGTTTAACTATTATGATGGGAGGGGATGGAACAGGGATAACTCAAGGAGTTGCAGTGACTACGTATAATGGAACTAATCAAGCAAGCATATATTCATTTTGTCGGATAAATACTTCTCCCAATTCAACTGTTTTTGGAGTTCAAAATGCTGTATTAGTTGGAGCTAGTGATAAATTATTTTCAGCTACAATCACAACTGACGCTACAAATATTATTATTTCTTGGGTTTTGACAGTAGGAGCAGGCTTAGATGTAACTCCTCAAATTATGTGGGAAGCAATGTCTTAAAATTTTATGGCAGTTGATCCGTTAGTACAAACTCAGACTGTACCTAATCCTGCAGCAGGATCGACTTTTACGTCGCCTGCAGTAGAGCAGCAATATCAGAATCCGTATACCCAAAACGGACAGACTTTTTTTGCACAATCTCCTACAACAAATCCTCCTGCTGCTGCTCCTACTGTTGTCAGTGCTGATAAAGCAAGTCAAGATTTAGCAGCAAAACAAGCAAGCTTGAATACTACTAGTGCTGCAATGTCAGCACAGTCTGCAAATACTGCTGCAACTACTGCTAATGCAAATGCACAATCTCAGCAAGCAAAACCTGTCACTGCAGAAGATATACAAAAAGCAGTGAAAGGCGGTTATGATTATGCAAGTATAGGACTGCAGCCAAATCCTCCTGACGCTAGTAAAACTTATGATACAACATCAGCTCCTCAAGGATACAAGTACATGTATGACAGTGCAGGAAATAGAGTTCAAGTTCCTGAATCTCCTGCTGACACGACTAATGACGAATTAAAAAGAATCCAAGAAAAGCAAGATCAAGCTTATCAAACTGTACAAAGCCAATTGACACAGCTGCAGCAAGGGACTTTTCCTTTGACTGTAGACCAGCAGGCTCAAGTCAATGCATTAACTCAGCAATTTGAGCAGTTAAAAGCGCAGCAAAGATTAACTAATGCAAATTATGAAGGTGGTGTAACTAATGCAGGAATAGCAGCAGGAAGAAACAGATACGCTCCTGAAATAGAATTAGGAAATATTATGAGTACTGTGAGTGCAGGAATTGCTAAAATTGCAGATATTGATGCAAAAGCTGCAAGTGCAATAGCTCAATTAAGACAAGGCTTTGCTGACAATAATTACAAACTCATAAATGCAAGCTATGAAGCTGCAAGCAAGTATTTTAGTGAAAAGTCAAATACAGTCCAGCAAATGAGTGATAATGTCAGGCAGCAAGCTCAAGATGCTATAGCTCAGCACCAGAGAGATGTAGAGCAGCAGAGATATGACCAGCAAAGAAGTGATGCTGCAATAAAATTCGCTCAAGAAAATAAAGTCACACTTCCATTTTATTTATTAGGCAACACTGCAATAGATGCTCGAACTGGAGACCCTGTTGATTTAGCAACATATCAGAAATTAACTGGACAACAAGTTGGTCTTCCTGAAGATCAGACTGATTTTAGTAAAATTCAAACTGGACTTCAAAGTCCAGCTGATAGAGCTGCAGCTCAAAGTGCTTCTCAATATCAGCAAACATTTGCAGAGAACAGAAGACAATTTAATGTTACAGAAGCAAGACAGCGTGCTCAATTTGCAGCAACTCAAGTTAAAGCAAGTGTTGGAGCAGATACTGTTGATGGTTTAGCTCAACAGTTAGTTTCTGGTAATTTAGCACCTTCTGAATTATCAAAACGCTCAACAGGAGTTGGAAGTTATAGTTCTATACTTGCTGCTGCAGATAAATATGCAATGGCAACTACTGGTAAACATTTTAATATTGCCCAAGCAGACAGAGATTATAAGTTTGCAAATTCAGCTGGAACTCAAAATACTTTGAATTATTTGAAAAGCTTAGTTGGAACGACAACCGAACCTGGAAATTTGGGTGAATTGAAAACTTTATCTGATTCTGTTAGTAGAACTAAATTTCCAAAACTTAATGACGCAGCAGCATGGGCAAGGATTCAATCTGGTGATCCTACTATTACTGCTTATTATGCAACAGTTACTGAAGTCGCTGACCAAATTGCTAAGATATTGCAAGGCGGTGGAACAGGAAGTGGAACAAGTGATGCAAAATTAGCTCAAGCACAAGCTCTATTCCAAAGCGGATTTAATAAACAACAGATTGAAGCGACTATAAATGCAATGAAGCCTTTGCTAATGAATCGGGCAAAAAGTATGATTGGAGACAATCCTTATTTGTCTGATTATGCAGAAGAATTAGGATTGACTGAAAATATCCAATCTAAAGAAGATTTTACTACTGCAGCTAAAGCAGAGGGCTGGAGTCCTGAAGAGATAAATTCATATTTGAAAAATAAAGGAATTCAATAGATATGGCACGTAGGTCATTAGATGAGATATATAATCAGGTAAATTCTACAAAAGTCAAGAGAAGCTTGGATGATATTTATAATTCAAAAAATATTAGTCAAGATCCTCGTGACCAATTGTTAGAATATCAGAAACAGCAGTCAACTACTTCTAAAATTGGAAATTTCTTGACAAAACCATTAGCACCAGCTCAAGGAAATTTGGGAGATGTTGGCAGATTAGCTGCAAATATTCCAACAAGCGCAGTCGGATTTGGAGTAGGAGTAGCCAAATTTTTAAATCCTGTAGACAAATTAAAAAGTATATCTCAAGTTCCTGGAGCTGTCAGTGGTGCAAATAAAGATGTTAGTGCTATGGCTGAAGGAGAAGCTAATGTTACTCAATCTACTGAAAAATTAATTCAGGCAATTCATAAGAAAAGACAAGAAGGTGGAGATACTACTCATTTAGTTGGAATGTTAAAACAATTAAGCAGTAATACAACTCCTGATTTATCACAAGATTTGAGCAAAACTAAATTAGCAGGACATATGGCATCGAGTCTTATTCCATCAGAAGCTCCTAAGCATTTAGTTGAATCTATTAAACAATATAGTAGAGGAAATAAAGAAGCAGGTAAGACATCATTATTAGAAGCAGAGAAAGCTTTTGTTAATAATCCAGTTGGAGAGACAGTTCCTTATTTTTTGTTTGCTAAACAGATTGCAGACAGTGCTGGTTATGGTTCTGAATTTGATGCAACTGTTTCAAAGGTTACTAAACCAATTAGTACTGCTACTAAACTAGGATTAGATTATGTAAAAGCAGGAGCAAGCAAAGTTGGTGAAGTTGGAGGTAATATAGGTGCACAAGCTTTAGGACTTGGTGCTAAGGGGGGTGCAGAAAGTGTAAAACAAGGATTTCAAGCTGGTTTAGAGGGTGGTGAAGCTAAAACTGCTTTTACTCAATCGATGCGTGGACAAACTTCAGAATCGGCACCTGTAGAGAGTGCTCAAACAAGCTTGTCTAAAATGTATGAAGAGAAAAGTACTGCGTATCAAGATGCAATGGGCAAAATTAAAGTAGAAAATCCAAAGTCTCTTGATATTTCTCCTATGCTTGATGTTTATGAAAAACTAAAATCTAATTTTAATGTTAGAACTAATTCAGATGGTAGTCTTGATTTTTCTCGTTCAAGTTTGACAGATAATTCTAAAAAAGTTGAAGCAATAGATAATCTTATAAAAGACTGGGGAAGTCAAAAGGGAGACAGAACTGTCCAAGGAATTGATTTACTTAAACAGAATATTAGAAATTTTAGAGGAAATGATCCATCTTTGAATAAATATGTGTCTGATGTTGCAAATTCAGTTCAAGATATAATCAGAGATGTTCCTGGATATAAAGATGTTATGTCTAAATATGGTGAAAGCATGGATATGATTAAAGATATTCAAAAAGATTTGTCTACTAATGATAAAGCAACTGTATCACAAGGATTTAAAAAATTAACTGGTGCTCTAAAGCAAGACAATCAATTAAAAATTGATTTGATTCAAGAATTGTCAAAACGAGGAGATCCTAATCTTCTTAAACAAATTGCTGGAATGAATTTTAAAAATTTTGTTCCTACTGATATATTTCGTGGTGGAATTGATTTATATGCTATCGGGCATTTAGTAGCAAGTTGGGGACTTGATCCGATTGCATGGGCAGAATTATTGTCAACTTCTCCTAGAGCTGTTGGTGAATTTGTTCAAGCATTAGGGAGTGCAATTAGAAAAGCAAAAGAAGCAGGAGTGATATTAAAAGGAGCAGCAGATAAAGCAGGTGGAATGATAAACAAAGCAGGAGAAATTGCAAATACAGACGTTAAAGACATTCCTTTAGGAAGTCAAGAAGGTTTTGCTCAGTTGGGTCCTAAACCAAAAGGAGAACCTAAGACTTTAAAAGGAGAAACTTTTAAATTTAATGTTCAAGATAAAATGAATAATAGAACAATTCCAATTGAAACCGATGTTTTATATCATGGAACTCAAACTAAAAATTTAACAAAAATATCTAAAGAAGGACTTAAATCAGATTCATATTTAACTTCTTCTATACATATTGCTGGAGACTATTCATTAGAATCTAGATCAGGAGTAACTCAAGAAATAATTAGAATAGATCCTAAGTATATAAATGAAAAGAAATTGTTTGTTGATGAAGGCCATATGGGAATTGATTTTAAACCTAGCAGATTGAATGCATTTTTATATAAAGAAACCATTCCTCCTGAAGCACTTCAGAGAAAAATAGGAAATTCTTGGGAATCATTAATAAGTAAAACTCCTTCAGAATTTAAAGGATTTAAAGATATAACAACTACTATTTTGGACAAACTCAAAGGCAAATCAGTAACATCTAAACAAGAAATTATGGATTTTACTAATAGCGGAGATATTAAGCAAGCAGAAAGAGATGTAATCAGAAACATGCTCAAAGATGAAGGAGACAAAGTTAATGTCAAAGAATTTGCTGATAAAGTCAAGACAGAACTGTTGCCGTTGAAGAGAATGAATAGCAATGTTCCAAGATATGAGTCTGTAAGTCTTCCAGAGGAAGTAAGAGGAAATGTTGTGAACTACAAGGAGCATATTTATAACTCTTCTATAAAAACGTCAGCAGGTGATGTTCACTTTGGTGGATTAATTGGAGAGTCTAATTATTTTGCCCATACAAGAGTAGAAGATGTTTTGCCTAAAGGAGTTAAGTTTAGCAAAACTCCATTGCAAATATCTGAAATGGCAAATGGAACTTTTGCAGTTGAAAAACAATATGGGACAGGAATTGTAAAATCAGGATTTTCTTCAGAAAGGGCTGCACAGACATTTATGGATGAAAAACTTGGAGCACAATCTGTTAAAGGCGATACCCGTCGTGTCATTGAACTTCAATCAGATTTGTTTCAAAAAGGAAATTTAGAAAGAGAAGCTAAAACATTAGGAGAAAGACCAAATGTGGGTCCAAATGACAAATGGGAAGATTTAAATGTAACAATGAAAAATGAATATAAAAATAAAGCTAATTTTGAAAAGATTAGAGATGCTAGAGAATCCGAAATTTCTAAACTCGAACCTTACCGCAACACTTGGCATGAACGAGTTATCAGAGAGGAAGTTAAACAAGCAGCCGTAGACGGCAAGACTAAACTGCAATTCCCCACAGGTGAAACTGCTATGAAGATAGAGGGATTAGGAGAAAGAACAACTTGGGCAGATTCAAATACAAATGTTAATTTAAAACCTGAACATTTGAAAGTAGGAAAGGAAATTAATGCTGATAATGATACAGGAGATTGGATTATCACAGATGTTTTAGGTGATGGGAAATTTAAGGCTGTGCAAAAAAGTTATTTTGAAGGACATAGTAAGGAAGATATTGATTCTTTAATGACAGGAAAACATAAGATTTTGCAAGATAATTTTGAATCTAATAAAGAACAATTTGACATTTCAGGAAAGATTGATACAGAAAATCCAATTTATAAGTTTTATGAAAAGGAAGTTGGAAGATACTTAAAAAATAAATTTAATGCAATTCCAGTAACTGACAAACAAGGTGTAAAATGGTGGCAGATAGACATCAAACCTGAAATGAAGAATAAGCCTATCAATGCATTCTCAATTAAACAGCAAGAAAAGGTAATGGCTTAAATTTCTATGGACAAGAAAGCTAAAAAATTAATAAAGAAAGCTGCTTTTCAGCAAGATCCTATTGGAGCTAATAATTCAGAGCTTCAAGAGACCAATGACCATTTGGGAGACATTAAGGATATGCTTTCAAGCGACAAAGTAAAACAAATCAGCAATGCTGGAGAATTTGTTACTAATTTCTTGTCGAGCATTAAGGGTGATAAGGGCGATATAGGGGCTACAGGACCAATAGGTAAGGATTCTACTGTCCCTGGTCCTCAAGGCCCTCCAGGGAGTGATTCTAACCTTCCAGGGCCTATCGGGCCAGCAGGTGTTGACGGATATACTCCTATTAAAGACATTGACTATTTTGACGGTGAAAAAGGTGAAAAGGGAGATAAAGGTGATAAAGGAGATACTGGTTTAGCTGGAATAAATCCAGACCCTAAAGATGTAATTGGTTTAATGAAAGTTTTGCCTGAAAAGGACAAACTTGACATTTCACATTTACGAAATAGTGCTCAATTGTCTAGTGCTGTAGGAAAATTAGGAAAAATCAATTTTGACGACTTACGTTGGCATGGAGGAGGAATCAGCAATATTACAGCAGGTGAAAATATTAATATTACAGGTACAGGTTCAACTTCTGACCCTTTATTGATTGAAGGAAATGAAAGCACTGTAGGTTATCAAGCATTTTATAATGGTGGACCAAGCGGATCGAGTTATTCTATTGGACAAGCCTTTTCAGTAGATGGAGTAGACTGGATTAGAGACGGAAATAATCCTTTAATCATTCCAGTAGCAGGGACATGGGAAGCTAATGTCGTCAAGGACCCGTGGGTGGTTGTTGTTAATAATATAATTTATCTTTATTACGCAGGCTGGCGTTCTTCGACCAATAGATTCCAAATCGGTTTAGCCATTTCTAAAGACTATGGTCTGACATATACTAAATATTCAACTAACCCGATAATTGCCAATGGCGGAGTGGGAACAGTAGATGAACGTAGAGCTATGTTCCCGACAGTTGTCTATGAAGCTGATGAAACAAATGTAAATAAAAAGTGGAAGATGTGGTATGCAGCAAGAGATGGAAATGATGTTGAAACTATTGCTTATGCATATTCAGCAGATGGTATAACATGGACTAAATTTGGTCGAGTCTTGAATGTTGGAAGTACAGGACAATTTGATGATACCGTTCTTCAAACTGGTGATGTTAAAAAGATTAATGGAACATATTATCTATTCTATGGTGCAGCAACTTCAGTTGCAGGAAGATATAAGTTTTCAGGTGGTTTAGCTACATTTACAGATTCTGAAGGAACTTATACAAAACAAGGTCAAATACTGACTAGTTTAGTTGATCAAGCACAAAATTTGACTGCTGATACTTTAACAGGGTCTAAAGTTGTGACTGTCGCTGATACTTCTGTTTTTGAAACTAATGAGTATGTTTTAATTGGAGACACTAATAGCCAGCCATTATTGACTCGAATTGCTTCAATAGACTCAGCAACTCAAATAACTTTAAGAGATGCAGTAGCTAGTGATATAACAACAGCTTTATCAGGAGCATTAAGAAGTGTATATCAATGGAGCATAACACCTAGAACAGTCTTTCGTGAGAATGGTCATTGGACAATGGCAGCAACTGTCTACCAAGTGTTTTCAGATATGGGTTACTTACGAGAATATTCAGGTTGGGCATATAACTACAATACTTTACCGACAGGAGATTGGGTAATTGATGTAAGTCGAGGAATAGCATTAGAAACAGTACCAGCTACTTGGGAGACTAATTCAATTGAAAATTTTTCAATTATTCCACTTCGATTTGCAACTGCAGCACATTTGTTTGGTGAAAGTGGGGCTGGAGCAACAGGAGCCACTGGACCTGCTGGAGCAACTGGATCAAGCAGTGTTGGAGATTCAGTATCTTTTACAGTTTCTCAAACAGCTCATGGTTTTGTAGTAGGTGATGTCATCAAAGAATCAGGAACGGCCAATACATATGCAAAAGCTCAAGCTGATTCTGCTGCTAATGCAGAAGTAGTAGGAATAGTCACTACAGTTACTAATGTTAATAGTTTTGCTTATACAACTCATGGCATAGTTATAGCAGGAGTTCCTGCTGTTGCTGCTGGTACAGTTTTATTTCTTTCTCCATCAAGTGCAGGAGCTTTAACTTCTACTGAGCCAACAAGTGTTGGACAAGTTAGTATACCTTTAGCTGTAGTTTTAGAAAATTCAGTAAGGATGTTGTTTAACAATAAGAGGGGAGAAGTATTATCAACTCCTGCAATAGGTGCAACTGGATCGACAGGAGCTACTGGTCTTACTGGCTCTACTGGACCTATTGGAGCAACTGGACCAGTAGGTGCTACAGGTGCGACTGGTCCTGCTGGAGCTACTGGTGGAAGTGGTGCAACTGGTTCTGTTGCTAATATATTGCCACTTAATATAACAAATGCTAATACTGTTGACCAATATAATGCGGCGAACGCCCAGACTTTCAGCATTTATAACAGGCGGGCTGATGCCAGCAATTATGAACGCTTCTCTCTTTTGTATGATGGCGGCGTTACCATGTATTTGTACACGAATCACAGTGGAGCTGGATATAACAATACCAATATCAGGATACAGGCTGACGGTAGCGTTAGTTTATATAACAACTCTCAGTCTGGTAGTGATTACAGTGGTATTGTCATTGATGGGAGTGGAGTTTTAATCACGGCCAGACCGACGTTTCCAATTACTTTGACTCAAACAGGCGGCAATACCAGCACCAGCGGTACTTACACTGGAATCAGCATGACTCCGCTGTTTGCTCCTACTGCGACTTCCACAATGGTTGCTCGCGGTTTAGTTGTTAATCCGACTATCAACTACTCGGCAGGGACTCCTGGAGCTGGCTCATATGAAGCTTTAAAAATTTCAGTGATAGAAACTGCTCTCCCGACTGGAACAAATTATTTAATCAAGGCAAGCGCTGGGGCAGCAGGTACTACGGATAGATTTTATGTAACAAATAGTGGTGCTAGTTTTCAGACAGGTGTTTCTACAACACAAATAGACGGCATAGGGGTGACTTCTGCTGATGGCCTTGTCTTACAAAATACAACAGCGGCGGCTTTGGGGGCACAGCAATGGTCGCCAAGATTACGTTTGTCTGGTTTTGCATGGAATAGCGGGACAAGTGCAAGCCAGGCGGCTGATTGGATTATTGAAAATCAAACCAGTCAAGCTAATCCGATTTTAAGTAATTTGGTATTTTCTCGTCAGTTGGTTGGTGCTGGCTATGCGGCTGAACTTACCTTATCAACTGGTTCAGCTGATTTTACCAGGAGAATATCAAGCGGAGGAAATGTTACAGCAGCAGGTCCAAGTGCATTTACTTGGAATACTTCAAACTCGGCTGGATTATATTCGGATAGTGTGGCAAATACTGTTTCTCAACGAAATTCAACTAATCCTCAGACTTTTAATGTTTATGAAACTTGGACAGATGCCAGCAATTATGCTCGTTTGGCATTTATAACGGCTGCGGGAAACTATACTATCCAACAGCAGGCGGCAGGAAGTGGTTCTGTAAGGGTTGTGGAGTTTAAAGACCCTCTTGGTAATTCTCTTATTTTCCTTCCTTCAGCCGCGACTAACAGTTTAGGGTTTAGTACTTTTTCAGGTGGCTCAACTGCTTTTACTCGTATTGTTGTCGGACCAACTGGCGCAAATGGTGAAACAGCAACAAGCGGAACACATGTTACGTTGAATGTTCGGGATGGAGCACACCCATCGAGCACATCAACATTAGTTCATGTCTCTCTGCAAATCGCTCCGATCATAAATTATACCAACGTTACTCCTGGTGCTGGTTCTTATGAGGCATTGAAAATTGCGGTAACCGAAACTGCTTTACCGACAGGAACTAATTATCTTATAAGAGCTTCAGCAGGCGCAGCAGGAACGACCGATAAGTTTACTGTTGATAACGCTGGGAATATGGTTGTTGGAGCTGGCACATTTGGCGGCAATACTAATGTCTATCTTAGCTCTTCCGGCATTCAAGCGGGTAATGGGGCGCAGGCTCTTAAATTCGCGGCAGGTTCGGCTGCAGGAGCGATGGATACAATTCTTAGGAGAGCGGCAGCGGCAACCCTCCAAATGGGCAATGATGTCAACGGAGCTCCTGTCACACAGACGCTCAAAGCCCATGACGGCATTACGGGCACAGACGTTGTTGGCGCTAATTTTACTCTTGCTTCAGGAAGAGGAACGGGAGCAGGGGCTGTTTCTTCCTTGATTTTTCAGACACCAACAGTTTTAACTACAGGGACAACCGCACAATCGCTTGCAACAAGGCTTACTATAACCGAAACGGTAGCTTCATTTACTACAAATGTTGGAATCAATGAAGCAGCACCTGACAATAAACTGCAAGTGACTGCTACGAGTTCAGGCGCTTTAGTTAATGGGATTAAAATTAAAAATAATGCCACAGCGACTTCCACAGCCGCAGGCCTAGCATTTGCCACTACAACTTCAACTGCTGTATCTTCTCAAATTCATTCCTTGCGGGATGGCTCTGGCAATAATGATTTAGTATTTTCAAACAATCTAAGTTCTTCTTTGGTTGAGGTTATGAGAATTACTTCGGCTGGAGCCTTGAAACTGATTTCAGGCGGAGTAATTAATTTCAATAACGGCAATGCGACTTTAACTCATTCGTCAGCTTTAATAACTTCTAATGTAAATATTGCTGTACCTGACGAAGCGTACGGTTCAAGTTGGAATGGTAGTGTCAATGTTCCGACCAAAAATGCGGTTTACGACAAAATTGAAACTTTAGTTTCCACACCTGTTGCTTTAACAGCTTTTTCTATGGAAAATACTGCTCGATATCTGACTACAGTAGTAGCTTTGGCAACAATAACTCAAAGTTCTAATGGTGATGGTATTACACTTTCTACGGGAGTCACTCTTTCAGGATCAGCTCAACTAACAGGTAATGCTTATATGTCAGGAGCTGACGTTGCTTTAGGAAGTCCCTTATGGTCAGCTACAATTACTCTTTCTAATTTTGGCACTGATTCTCAGTCATATGTTGGCATTGGAGCGATAACTACAGCTGGAGCGGGATTGACTTATACTAATAAGCATTTTGGCTTTAAATGGGTAAGAGTTTCAAGCGGAACTGTAAATTTAGTGGCCACACAAGCTGATGGGTCAACTGAAACTGTATCAGGAACTTTAACAACAGTAACTAATAGTGATCATCTGGAATTGATTATAAAAGTTAACGGAACAAGCAGTGCTGATTATTACTGGAGAAAAAATGGCGGAGCGTTATCATCAGCTACTAATCTTGCGGCTAATTTACCTACAGGATTGGCAGAACAATTTTCAGCGTCAGTCAGTAATGCCGGAGTAGCAACAACTTCAGGCTTTACAGTAAGAAGTGCCAGTTATCAAAGATAATTAAATAATTTTATGGCAGCACAATCAGCATTCACACAAACACCAGGCAACGCTTTAGGAACTATCAACCTCGTTATAGACGGAGGTGGAGCGGCTATCACCACAGGTGTTAAACTGGATATATATATTCCAACCTCTATTACCATTACCCAAGCAACTCTTTTAGCCGACCAGTCAGGTTCAATCGTCCTGGATCTATGGGTTGATACTTACGCCAACTATCCTCCGACTGTTTTAAAAACCATTACCGCTTCTGCCAAACCGACTTTAGCTACTGCTCTAAAGTCGCAGGATAGTACCTTGACAGGCTGGACAACTGTAATCCCCGCCGGTAGCAGTTTAAGGGTCAACGTTGATTCAGCAACCACAGTCACTAGAGTCGTTTTAGCATTAAAATATAATTAACAAATAAAATATGGCGTCAAACACCACTCCAACATATGCATCCAGCACAGCTGGAAATGTCATCGCTTCTGCTTCATTAGCAGCTTCAGCGACCACTAACTCCTCTACCGCAATGGATTTTTCAGCTGCTTTTCAGGGACAAGTTCATGTTCTTAATACACCAGGAGGTTCAGTAGCCGCAACTCGTGGGCTTAAAATAGAAATCTTTAGAAGGTATGGAACAACTCCGACGACTGCTCAAACTGCAATGCTGACTTACACTTTGCCTTCTACAACTGCTTCTACCGCTGAGTCAATGGATATTTTTCTTGACAGCGGGGTCTATAATATCAAGCTGACTAATTTGGACGCAACAAATGCCGTAACTGTGGAAGTCACCTCTGATAAGATTTCGGCCTTAGCAACTGCTTAAATGTATTTCTTTAAAGGAACACAAAAACCGCCATTAGGGGCAAGAGTAAATCTTGAACATCCACTTGCAACGGGTTTTGTCTTTGCAGTGTTGCTCAACGAAGGGTCGGGAAGACCGATGTGGATTAGGACTAAGATGATGCCTCCTACTTTTCAAGTTGGAATCACCGGCACTACAGCTTGGAATGGCAACACAAGCGGGGTTAGTTACCAGTTTTTAACAACAGGCTCATATATTCAATTCGGGACTCATATCCCATTTGGCAGTTCATTTTTGCCAACAGCTGCCATAACTGTCTGTGTCATCCGTCGCAAGCTAGACACGACGCTGCGTACCGCTGGGCTGTTCGGGCAGTTGAGCGGTATTACAACTCCTCAACACTGCGGAGCGGCGGTACCAAATGCCGCCGGTACGGTCTGGTGGAATTTCGGCGGCAATTCTGGTGCGAATAGCTTGACCGTAACCGGCTTGACGTTTACGACTAATGTCGAATCTTATATCTTTACGGCAGGTCCAGCTGGATCGGCTATCTGGCAGAACGGGATTAAAGTCGCCAGCCAGTCAACTCCTATCACTCGAACTAGTAGTACTTCTCCCGTAACCTTAAATAGAGGTATTGAATCGGCTTCGTCCTCGAGCGACATTCAAGAAGTCAATTTCTTTCAGGTCAGCGACCAGCAATGGTCGGACGAATTATGCCGCTGGTGGAGCGCCGAACCTTATGCTTATCTTTACCAATCCAGTAAAAGCTATTCGGTGGTGGTTGCGTCAGGCTATGCCCATAGCCAAGTAGTAATTATTTAATATGTTCACTTTTCATGTTATAGGACTTCCTCATACTCAAGTTGTTAAAGAAGAAAACAAATGTGCATATACTACAAAGGTTCTGAGATTCTGCAATATGATGAAAAGTTTAGGTCATGATGTGTATTTGTACGGTGGAGGAGACAAAACAGACGCAGACTGTACTCAATTTATTAGCTGTATTTCTAGTCAAGAACAAGAAAAATATTTTGGACAAGTAGATACAGATAAAGATTTTTATCCGATTGAATGGGATTCAAATTTGCCATATTGGAAGATAATGAATCATACTGCTATTGCTGAAATATCTAAACGAATTAAAAAAACAGATTTTATATGCTTGATAGGAGGAGACTGCCAGAAAGTTGTTGCTGATGCATTTCCAATCAATACTTCAGTAGAATTTGGAGTAGGTTATAAAGGAGTATTTTCAAAATTCAGAGTATTTGAATCTTATTCTTTTATGCATTATGTATACGGATTAAAAAATATTGACAATGGCTTGAATTACGATATAGTCATTCCTAATTATTATGATGTAAATGAATTTCCTTTCAGTGATAAAAGAGAAGATTATTTTTTGTTTATAGGACGTCTAGTAGGTCGAAAGGGAGCAAATATTGCAGTGCAAGCATGTGAAAAATATGGAGCAAAGTTAATAATGGCAGGACAAGGTGTAATAGAAAGAAATGGACAGATGTTTAAGTCAAACGAATTATCAATTGACAAAGAACATGTTACTCATATAGGAAGTGTTGATATACAAAAAAGAGGTGAGTTAATGAGCAAAGCTAGAGCAGTTTTTGTCCAGACACAATATATTGGTCCATTTGAAGGAGTACATATCGAAAGCAATTTATGTGGAGTTCCTGTAATTACTACTGATTGGGGAGTATTTTGCGAAACTGTAAAAAACGGCTATAATGGATTTAGAACAAGAACTATGGGTGAAATATTGTACTCAATGGACCAATGTGATAAAATGGATATAGACCATAGGAAGAAAATTCAAAACTGGGCAGTTGATAATTTCTCATTAGACAGAGTTAAAATGCAATATCAGTATTATTTTGAGCAATTGATGGACCTTTGGAGTCAAGGCTATTATTCTAATTGGAGTGAAGGCATTAAAAACAATCGATATTCTGAATATGCCCGAAGAAAATAAAACTGACAGAAGAAGCCAAGATGAACGGGATGATTTAGTTGAGATTAAAACTTCTCTTAAATATATCGCCAAAGAATTAGATGATATTTATGGGAGGCTGGAGAAGAACTATGTCACTTTCGATCAATTTTCTCCGGTCAGAGCCATAGCCTATGGCTTAATGGGAGCAACAGGTTTTGCTTTATTGGCTGCTATTCTGGGATTTGTCATTAAAAAGCCTGTATGATTACTCCAAGCCGAATAACACCTTGGCTAACTAGACTGGCAGTAGTCATTCCGATTCTCGCGGCTTTGATGATTCTTTATGTTTCGTTCTTGTTCTTTTCTCCTGCTAAACCTATCAGCGTATCGGATTACCATATCATAACTCCGATAGTTAATACGGGAACACGAATAGGATATACGTTGATTTATTGCGCTAATAAAACGTCTCAGTTTGTGGAAGAAAGACAGTTATTGGCAATTTCAGATTCAACTTTATATCCGTTAGCTTCGGTTATTGTGCATTTGGATAAGGGCTGTTCACAACGAAAACTAGACGCGCTTACACCCAGCAATATTCCTGAAGCTGATTATAAAATTCTTAATACTATTACTCTGCGTTTAAATTCAATTCAGCAGACAGAAGTTAACTTTTCCAGCGATGTTTTCAAAGTGAAAGCGAAATAATTATATCTTGGCCTCCAATCTAATAGAGATTGGTGACTTAGCTGGCGGCCCCTTAATCAGGTTTGCTTACCTCTAACCGGATTGGGGGCTAAGCTATAATTAATCAAAGGAGCTATATGGATACGGGATTGAATGATTTATTGGCTCTGGGAGTGATAGGAGCTTTGTTGAGCATAGGTTTTAAATTTGTCTCAAAGAACCTAAGTCCTTTAGGCTCTAAGATGGTCATCGTTTTGGCGTCAATCGTGTTAGGTGGAATTTATTATTGGTTGCGGCAGAGCAATTACCTTGTAGCGGTATTATCAATTCTTTCCGCTTCCCAGATTGTTTATGGATTTTTTATTAAGGAGTCAAAGGAATAATTTATGTGGTGGATAGCATGGATAGTAGGAATAGGATTAATATTATTTCTGGTCTACGTTATAGCAAAAGGCGACGATGACCCAGAATAAAGGGCTGTTAGTTGACCCCCGAGAACGTGTACGAGTAGCCGGGATTATAGGGTATACAGTTAGAAATCCTGACGGAGATTGGACGAAGTGGTTGCCAGACGGCGAGAAACAATCCAATGGAATAGATACAATGGCTTGTGTTAGTTTTTCTCTTCTTAACTGTATTGAAACGCAAGAATATTTTCTCACAGGTAAACAGGTCAATTATTCTGACAGGTGGCTGGCTAAAATTAGTGGCACTACAAAGCAAGGAAATTATCTAGTTTCAGTAGCCGAAGCAGTCAATCAATACGGGTTAGTCAGGGAAGAAAGCTGGCTGCCGCCAGACCTCGATAATTACACATGGGAGCAATACTACGCCGAGCCAGGGCCTGCTAAGCACAAGGAACTGCTGGCAGAAGGCCAAGAATGGCTCAAGACGCATAAATTCCAGTATGAATGGCTGACTACGGACAGGGATGAGATTTTGAAGCAGTTAAAACAGTGTCCGTTGCAGGTCTGTATTCCCGGACATGCGATTATGAATTTTTATTCTTACGTGGATGTGATTCACTTTTTTGATTCTTACGATCCATTTTGGAAAGAAACTCAACGAATAAATTTAACAAATGTTTTTAAACCATTATTAACCATTAAAAAAATGAGATTTGTAAATGACAAAGGCACAGTATGGCTCGTGGGAGATAAAGGCAAGATCGGTTTTACCGATATGCAAGCCTTGCAGAAAATGCAGCAGATTGATTCAAGCGAAGTTGAACAAGGTTCAACCGAAGGGATACCAGTTGTCGGCCTTTTCGAATCAGGGTTAACTTTTCACAATTAATGTTTGACATTACGTTTTTAGATTGGCTCGGCCATATCGGTCTTATCTTTAAAAGCCTCTGGCCAATTCTATTGATATTATTCTGGTTGATATTTTTTAGTATAATTATTAACAGAGAGTAAAGTCGAAATAATTAAGTTTAGAAAGGAATCAAAATATGAATTTTGAAGAGCCTAAGAGTCGTGCAGAAGGCGAAGGTACTGAAGAAAAAGAGCCAGTTGAAGTTAAATAATTAAATAACTTAAAGAGGGCTTTACTGCCCTCTTTTAATAATTAAATAAAATCAAATGAGTCTAATTACAATTGTAATTGCCTTGATTGTTGTGGGAGTTCTACTCTGGTTAATGGAAACGTACGTGCCGATGGACGCAACAATTAAACGAATAATCGAAGCAATAGTCATAATCGTAGTTGTGCTTTGGCTATTGCAGGTTTTTGGAATCTTAAGTGCTGCTAATCAAGTAAAAATTGAACCAATCAGATAGTGTATAAATAAAAACCCATCATAGTTAAAGGTGGGTTTTTATATATAAATTATTAGAGTAAAATATAAACGGAGGAAATTATGCCAGAAGAAGTGAAACAATTGTCTTGCCGCTGGTGTCGTCGTCCCTTCCGTGAAGAAGAAACGATTGAAAAGATAGGCAATATGCTGTTTCATCAGCAAGGCTGTGTCGAAGCTTGGAAAGAATACTGCCGGCATGAACAGGGGGGTAAGAAGCCGAAGCCTGATTCCAGTTAATCGGGCTTATTTTTTAATTTCTTTATCCAGGACTCTAAAATATTTAAAATCTCCTGATTCAGCTCAATCTGCTTTTCCATCCCATCAGAAAGTTTATTGACTTCATCAATGAGCTGATTAATCGTTTCAGCAAGCAGTTTTAAATCTTCATTTAAACCAGTTTTGTGTATTTGAGCACCCTCGCCAGTTTCAAAGTCAAGTTTGTTAATCATAATATTCTCTCCACGAAATTGTTATTATATTCGTTTCGTTTCCATTTCTTTGGGTCGAACTTCTCCTCAGGAAATTGGCCATGCCATTTTCCTAAACCGCACTGACTGCAAAGTTTAGGCTTATGTTGAGTCAGCCTTGCCCAATAATCAGACAGGGCTGTGTTTTCAATATTGCGGCAAGCGGGATTTTCACAAATGTAAAGGGGCATTTTATTTAATTATTTGATTTATTCCCCAAACGCATATCGCGATAAATCCCCAAAAGAACAGCAATGTTAAAAATAAACAGCCAATTCCACTACCGATTATTTCTAATATATCTTTGTCATTTTCATTCATGGTTGCTTTGTTATATGAATTGAATAAATAGTCCAAACTAAAGATACAAAAATCCAAATCGGAAAAAACCAGTCTAAAAACTTTTCCAGTTTTGGATGGTTGGCGGAATACCTTCCAAGAGCCATCGCTCCATAGCAAATCGCAAAAATTATACTGGCGAACAGAATAGAAACAAAAAGTTTAAGCCAACTAATCATAGATTTATTTTAAAAATAAGTCGTTACTTCTTGTGAAGTCCCGACAAGTCTCTGATATCCTGCTGTGCCTTCTCCGCCTGTTTCCACGCTTCCCGGAATGTCAGCTTAGAGTATCGGAGGCAATCCGGATCGTGAAAGACAAGGTCACCGTTCATTACCGCTTTCTGGTTAGGCTCAATGATTTTACCGCAGAATGAACAAACAACCGGCACGTCAGGAGTGTCCTCAGCCATCGCTCTGCTCCTTTTTATCTTCGGGTTTACGCAGCCGATCGGCTTTCTGCCGCAGCGAGTGCCATTCCAGAAAACAATCGAACTTGTGAAAGACGTACATGCCGAATCTTTCGACTTCCTGACCGGGAGTGATTCGTTTCGCACAGAAATCACAAATCACAGTCGGCATAAAACCTCCGTTAGGTATTCTTATGCAACAGCGAGAGGTCTCTAATGTCCCGCAGTATCTCTGCGATCCAGTTAGTCAAGCGGTTCCTGCGGATTCTAAGCGTGATAATCATTGTTTTCTTTTCCTCCATTTATTTGTTGATACCTGCCAGATTAAGTTTAGAAAGGCTCTAATGAAAATTAAACTAAAAAAGGAAACTCCCATTCCGATAAAATATGAATCTAAATCAAAATGCCACATAAATCTTTATTCTTTTATATAGTAAATGCGACCGCCACAATTATTGCAAATAATGTAATACCTTTCGTCTATTGAAGGATAAAAGGTCAGCGACAGACCAAGCCCAGGACTAGAACAATGGCAGGTTCTCACTTTTTCATACAGGTCATTTCCTCGGTTATAAAATTCAATCTTTTTAATTGTTTTCATATAGATATTCCTATCCCAAATCCTAAAATTTCTAAATAAATTCCTAGTTCTGAACCTAAACTAAATTCAATAATTTTGAATTGCTTACATTCGTTAAGGTCAAAGAAATAACAATAAAATAAAATCATTTAATTTAACAAAATTAAAGCGTGACGTTCTGTCATTACAGGTTGAGGCATACATTGCAATCTATTGAGCTTGTCGTTTAAGAGCCTGATTGATTCAGACTGCAACTCATTGACCTTAATGAGTTTGTCGTTGATAGTGGCTTGCATAATCATAAAGACGCTCATAAGAGCCATCCAGAAGAATGCGGTGAATATTAATACTAGAGTGGTTTTATTCATTCGAGTATAACTTTAGTAGATTTAGTCACGACACGTTTAAGTTCGTAAACGCCGACTTCGCCGTTACCTAGATTTTTTGGATCTTCATCAGCATAAAATAGATGATTGTTAATAGGTTGTTGTTCCTTTTCGACAAAAATAATTTGAGGAAATTTATGGGTTGTTTTATTATTCATGTAGTTTAGGTAATTTTTCCTTTAATTGTAAAATAATTTTCTCCATTCTTGATCGATAATATGCGTCGAAGTCAACGTATCCAAGTTTGTCTTTTTCATACAGTCGATATAGCACAGATCTCATTCTCGTTGCCGGTGATTTGATTGTATCATATTTATCAGTTTCATATTTAGGTATGTCTTCTATTGAGATTAATGAATCACCTTCTTGAAAAATAAACCAACCAAATTTGTTTAATAGTTTGAACAATTTAAGTTTAGTCTCATCATTGACTTCTTGTGTAGAAATTCTGATTCCAATGCTGCCATCAACACGAGTTGAAAGACCTGTTATAAAGCATTGCAATTGTAATAGATCTTTATTCATAGTCAGAATATTAAAAGCTGTCCTTCACTGACTCGTAATCTTTTAGGTATATTTGGTATGCCATACAATTTTAGCCAATTGACAGAAGAATGTGATGCTTCTAATATTCTAAGCAAAGGAGGAAAAATTTTATTATTCCAATAATAATGCCGGTCAAATTCTTCTTTAAAATTTTCTTTAAGAAGAAAGATTTTAGATTCATTATTAAGAACAACATATTCTATTTCAGAAGATTCTAATTCTCCCTTTTCATCAATAATTTTTTTAGCCAATCTTACATGTGGAGCATTAGTCTGAACATAGTCATTGATGTTCTTTCCTAATTGTGTAGAGATTTTTAATTCATCAAATGTAAATTTATCATTGTTGATTTTATTAAGTTCTTGGCTTAGAAATCCTCTAATCTCAGATTCTGCATAGTCATCTAAAACCATTTCAATTAATGACCTTTGAGACTTGAGAACCATTGGTAAAGTCGCCTTTTTTGCTATCTCTAATCCAACAGCTTTGAATTGATCAGATTTTGCAACAGTCTTATTTTCAATATTAACAATCCTGCCTGCATAGGTCTTCTTATTCACCAGGATCATTTCTGAGAACAATTTTTCATATTTAAGAGTTATATATACTTCATTAACATTATACTCACTCAGAGTGAATTTGATCTTCTTATGGTATTGAGAAAGGACATCATTTATATCTAGTTCTCTGTCTGATTTGACGAATATTGAGTCAGTGTCACCATAGATTGTTTTAAGTCCATTAATATTGTCAAAATAATCTTTAGAAAATTTTAACAGCCATTGTCCTGTCAAAGTGATTGATTTTGCAATGTCTAATGAGTAGTATCTTAGTCCATGGTTTCCTAAGACTCCATAGATTGAATTCGACAATTCTTTAACAATGATTTCATTTGCTCTTGCTGTTTTAAACTCTTCAGTGTTCATTTTGCCATGACCGATTAAATCTAATCTTAATCTTTTATATGACTGTCTTTCTTCAATGAGCCTTCTTACAACCTTTGAAATTATAGATTCTTTATCTTTGCTGAAATATAAATTAGTTCCTGGATTTTTTATTCCACTGTCAGATATTGTGTCAAAGCCAAGATTGAAAGTCATAATGATTGAAGGATAAAGGCTTTTAAAATCAAAAACATAAACATTCTTGTGTAGACCAATATCTGGATCAAGAACAAGACCACCTGCATAAGGGTCCTTTCTGACTTCTCTTTTTGAAGGACAATAGATTTTATTAAGATGAGCTTCTTTTAAAATCATTGAATCAAGAATTTGAGAGACATAAATCCCTGCAAAGTCTCTGATTAAGCATTTAGCCATTGAGCATTCTTTTCCAATAAGGTCAAATATTCCAATCTTATCATCTAATTCTTTAAGAATATAGACATCATTTAAGTTATATGCTTTAAGTTCTTCTTTAGTCATGTTAATAATTTTTCCTTGAAATTGAATTTTGCCTTTGTTTAAGAACTTCTGTGCTATATTTTCTAGTTTATATGATTTTAAAGAAGCATCTTCTTGAAACAATCTTTTTAGTCTTTTAAGCATGTCAATTTTTGCCAATTTTATCCAGTCAATGAATTTTGAATTATTGTATACTTGCCATCTCATTTCAAGATAAGGAATATCAAATTGGTCAATATTCCAGCCTGTTACGACGTCATATTTTCCAAAAAGATTCTGAACTTTAGAGAGGATAATATTTTCATCTCCATTAAAATAAAATTCATTTCCATTATTGTCAACTGCTCCAAAGGCTATAATCTTGTCATGTCCAATTTCAATTCTCATATTAGAATCATCTGTTTCTATATCGAAATAGAGAATATCATATTTGTCATCAACATCAACATCATTGTCAACCATAAATCTTTTTGCACTATGCAAATCAGCTTCAAATGTTTCAATTTTATATTCTCTTAAAATCTTAACTAATGTTCTAGAGTCAGACCAATTGCTTCCTTCATCTTTGTCTGCATAAAGCTTTGTATATTTTTTTCCATCTTCGACTTTAGACAATACTCCTGACAATTCTAACTTATTTTTAAATTTAATCCAATCTTTAGTTAAGATGACACAATACCACATAAAGTTTGTAATGACAAATTTTTTTCTTATATCATTGTCTTTATATGTAAAAATCAGATCATTTCCTTGGCTATATGCATTTCTTATCTTTATATCATTTATTGTCATATGAATTGAGCCATTTAGCAAATAAAAATTCATCAGGAATTTGGATAAAATCATTTTTTCTTAAAAATTCTACTTCATCTGAATTTAGAATTTTAGGACATTTTAAATCTTCAAATTCATCTTGACTTATAATCTTGTCAAGCATTTCAAAATGTTTAGAATAAATATGAAAGCTGTCTACAATATGATAATAATTTCCTATAAGCAAATCTAAATAATCATTTTTAAGAGTCATATAAATCATTTCATGTATGAAAGAAAAACAAGGAAGATCAGAAGCAAGACCATAGATAGCATCTTGGCTTCTCATATGAACTGACATATTAAGTTTATTGTTTCGAATTCTGAAACTTAAAGCAATTGTGCATGGCAAATCAGCGTCTTTTGACAAAACATGGTCTTTGTTTAGTATAGAAATAATCGCTCTTCTTGAATCTTTATCTTCTTTTAAAGTTTTAATGACATAATCAAATTGATTATTTTCTCCAAAGATATACTGTCCATAATTTGAATGAATTATTCCTTCTTTATTTATCATATCTTTCCATAACTTTGCGTGTTCTACAATGCTTAAATCAAATTTGTTTCCATTTAAGTACCATAAAAATTCCTTTTTAATATAATCTAAATTTAATTTTCTTGATTTGAAATTAATAAACCTGTAATATGAAGGAAATTCAACATGAAAATTTTCAATTTCTAATACTTTAAATCCTCTTGGAGAAACCAATTTTCCTTGAGAATAAAGGTTAGTATAAATGATTTTAAAAAATATTTGTTGTTCACTCATAAAGATTTTTTAATTTGTTCTGCATAATCAATATATGAAATACCTGCTCGAGAGACAAAGGATGGGTGCCAAGCACTCGATAAGGCTTTTGTGAAGTCGCTCGTCGCTCTGAGAGCGTTTAAAATAGAAAAGCTGTTAGTACCTAAAGCTATAACCTTCTCGATGTGAGGCAGATTAATTTCTTTAAGCAATGCTTCTCTATTCTCATTTTCAGTAAAATCAAGCTTTATTGCATTAGTAATTAATGAACTTTTAAGAATTTCTAATCTTGTTAATGCTTTGAAAAGAACCAAACCTGGTTGATTATGAGAAAATGGTGCTAAAGGTTCAATCAATGGCCTTCCATACTTTTCTGCTACAAAAAGATATTTTGCATTTCTCAAATTTCCAATAATTCGATAATTCTTAGTCATTTCAATATCATAAGCATCTGGCTGCATGACAAATTCTTCTGCAACTCTTTCTATATTGTCTCCAATTTTATATCGAAACCAAGTCAACAAACTTGAATTAATTTCTTTTTCATAATTATTAAGTATTAAAGGAATCTCTTCATCTTTAGAAAATTCTTCATTGTCTGTCTTGAATCTCTGTCTGATTTTATAAACGTCATCATAGCAATAGATGTTAAATGTATTTAAGCTAAGGCAAATCATTTCAATGACTTTGGTATTTCGAAAATCTAATTGCGATTTTTCTCTTTTAACTGGTCCGTAAACATTTTCATCTATGTAATGCCTGTCAAATATTGTTGGAACTTTAGCATTGTAAAGTGAATCAATATAAGATTTGTACATGTCTTGATAAGGTTTAGGATTTGAAAATTTAACAATTGGCATTTTAAATTTTTCTGACAAGAATTTTGCTAATGTTGTTTTACCTGTTTTATTTTCTCCTGTAATTATTATGTTCATAAAATTTCTCTTCTTATTCGTCCTTTAGAACGAACATAAACTCTGACATCCTTTCTTTTTAAATCTGAGGGATCGAAAGCAATATTCTTTACTTCTGAATTAGAAACTAATAAAAAAGACATTAATTGTTCTTTATTCATTGTTTTAGTGTCCTTTGAGGTGATTTTAGTCACTACCTCGTGAACTCTTTTAAATGGGTTGTAGAATTCATTAAGGACTGTCTTTTGACGCTCGAGGAGTGATTCTCGTTCTTCTTGATTGGTATAGAGCATTTTCATTTGCTCTGATACTTGTTTTGCATTAGTTCCATCATATGATAAGCAAAAATTATAGTCTATAAGTTTCTTTCCATTAAGATAAACATTCTCTAAAAAATGAGTGTGAAGAATACATATGCATTGATTATCCATCATTTCTGCAATGACAAAGTCTGATTTGCTTCCATAGTTGTTTGCTTTTAAATGATAACCTGAAAATGCAAACATGCTCTTTCTTAAATATCCTAGCATCTGATCATTTGGTGCAATTCCTCGAATATTGATTTTATCAAGCTGATTTGAATTTTTATATGACAGATAAGAACAGTCAGGATTGTTAATAAAATCTAATGATTCAATAGTTCGTCCTATTCCATAACATTCAAATTCTGTGTCAAATGTATTGCTGAGCATTAATTCAATCATCATTTCTGGTGACTTAAAAGAAGCAAAGCGGCCAATGTATACGCAAGAATTTTCTTTGTCCTTAATTTTTTCTTTGACTTGAGGAGTATAAGGATGAGCAAAATCAAAAATTCTGTCTTGCTTGTATGGAAGCCATTTTTTAATTTCTTTTGCATAATCTCCATCCTTTGAATTAAAGACAAATATATAGTCGATAAAATTAAGTCCTAGAAGAATCTTAGTCTGGTGATTGATATATTGTGCGTTATTGAAAACTAAAAATGCTGCAAGAATAATATTTGCATTATGAAGTTCTTCTAATTGAGAATAAAATAAATCAATTTCTTCTATAGTGTTTTTGTCATTAGGAAAAGATCCTATGTAAATGATTTTTTCATTCTTCAGCTCATCGAATATGTTAACTGTTTCAATTACTTCAAAATCTGACAAAGAAAAATTTTTTGAATTTGAGTAATTGGCAAAATTACTTTTAAAATGAATGATTTTTTTGTTTTTGAATAGACGAGAAAATTCAATGACATGTTTTGTTCCACCGACACCGTCTTGATTAGCATTAAGCCAAGTTATTTTATTGAACAATGTTCGATTGTAATTATCGTCCTGAACTTCCAAGTCCATGGTGTTTTCTTTCTTTAACTTTTTGTACAATGAGCTTATCGTCAACTATTAAACAATTAGATGTATCTGTTCGATGGATTAAAATTTGTCCAATTTTATCTCCTTTATGAATTTTAAATGGAACATCTGAATTGTTTTGAAGAATAATTGAAATTTCTGATTCAAATCCTGCATCAATAATATCTCCGATAACGTCAATTCCATGATTAATTGCAAGACTTGATCTTCCATGCATGATATAAACCTTGTCAGTTTCTCCATTGATTGAAAAACCTAGCATAAATCGATGTCTTCGTCCTGGTTCTAGTGCATAGTCTTCTAATGACATTACATTCCATCCGCTGTCAAAAGAATATGACTTAGTTGGGATTTTTAATGATTGAGATATTTTTTTAATCCTGAACATTTACAATAAAGTTTCTTTTGGATTAATTTTAAGTCTTCCTGTTTTAAGTTCTCTTTTAAAATCTAAATATTTTTGAGACACTTGTCTTGTTTTTATAGGATTTTTTAATGTTCGTCCTTGATTGTCCTTTCCAATGAGGACTTCAACTGTCGGAATGCACCAAAAGGTTATTCTATTTTCAACTTTTTTTATTATTGCTCCTCTTCTTATTGCTTCGTCAATGACCTCTTGCTTGACATAACCTAAGAGTTCATTTCTGACTAAATTAGTATTCATAATTTTAGTTCTTAATTCTGCCCTCTAAATGAGAGCAGTCAAAAAATTAAACTTGTGGTTGAGCTGCTGTTTCTGCTGATTGAGAAATTTCAATTGAAGGTTTATCCTCGTTTACTTGGGATTTTCTAATTCGAGATTTTTGAGCTTCTTTTCTTAAATTCTGAGCTTCAATTTTAATTTCTTGCAGATATTTTCTAAATTTAACGAGATTAGGATATCTTGGATTTTCTTCATATGCAGTTAATGCTGAATCTGCATTTGACAATGATAATTTAAGTTTTGTTAAGTCCATATTATTTATGTGTTAATTGTTGTTCTAATTTTCCTTCTTCTGCTTGAACTAAATATTGAATGATGTTTTCTCCAAGTATATGATATCGAGTTCCTGAAGTTCCTTTTCCTACGTATTTTACTGCTTTGAGATAATTATTAGTTCTTCTGTCAAGTTCAACCCATCTTCTTAAAGCTGGAAGAGATTCGATCCAGGGAATGAAGTCTAATAGTTCAGAAAGATTGTAATATTTTGCTGGATTTATTTCCATATACTTAAAATGGAAGTTCATCATCACTTATGTTAATTTGAGGTTTATCGACCAAAACCTTGTCTTCTAAAACTTTAACTCTTTGTTCCAGTATATCTAGCTTTGTTGGAAGCTTGAAGTTTTTAAATCCGTCCCTTTCTTCAATTATGATATTGACTTCATCTCCTTGTTTTAGACCCATAACTCTGTCATCTTGATTAAATGCTAATGTTGAAAACCATTCGTCTCCAAATTTATCTGTCTTAATGGAAATTTTCCAGAAAGATTTTCCTTCTCTAGTCTTAAATTTAGTCCCGTCTTTTTTCTGATCTGAAACATAAACTTGTGTTAGTTTGACTGTATTCATATTTTTTTATTTAATGATATCATTTAATTCCTGTTGAAGTTTATAAATTTTTAAGCAAGCTAGAAAGACTTCTTGATTGCTTTGTCTTCCATAGCTTTTTTCAATTACAAATTCTCCGTTCTTTCTGCAGTTGATAATCATATATCCTTTAATGTCTTGATATAATTCAGTTTCATTTTCTGATAAACAGATGTCATAGCCTGCTATTTGCCAGAACATATCTGGACTTACTCCTGAACTTGTCTTGATGTCTCCTATGTATTTCTCTCGTCCAATTTCAAAGACTAAGTCGACTGTTCCTGCATACCAGAATTTCTCTGAATATACTTGTTTTTCACTTTCTAAAAATTTTACTCTGTTGTCTTCACTCCATTTAACAAAATTATCAGTTATATGCTTGATGTCTTGTTCAGAAACTGGAGGATTTGAATTGTTGATTTTAGCATTGACATAAGATTCAATCCACGTATGCGTCTTTTTTCCTGTATCGGCTGCGGTTCTTGATATTTGTCTATGAGAGTTTTTAGCTTGCTCTAATAATTCATCTGTTACTCTAAATGCAGTTAACTTAGAATCAGAATCATAAATTTTTTCTGCATTTTGTTTAATATATTCAATCGTAGTTTTAGCAGCCCAAGCGACAAGCCATGGCTTACTGATAATTGAAATCACACTTGTAACTCCTGTCAGAGGTTTTTCGTTTAAAGTATAGAGGTGTTTGTCTTTGTCAAATTTGAAATTTTTATTTTCTATCATATTTTTAGAATTTGCCTTTCTTTATTTTTATAGATAATTAATATCTCGTTCTTTTGAAATTGTCTGACTTTCTTAATGTCACTTAAATTAATTTTATTGTTCTTAAGAATTTGTTCAATTTCACTCGAAGTTTTAAATGTATCGATTTTAGGCATTTAATTTGACCTTTTCAACTGCGAATTTTTCAATTGTTGCATGCAGTAAATATAGAAGAGAAAGAATACGGTCTTTCTGAAACTGAGGGAGTTCTTCAATTGAATGGTTTTTTAACAGAGTATTAAGACTCATTATTTCAAGAGCTAATTCTTCAACTAAAGCAATTTTAGGTTTGAGAATGTCAGTGATAGGGCTAGGACTGTATCCAGTAATGTGTTTACGAAGAAGATTTGTAGCTTCATACTCTTTGAGATTGTAAAAGTTGAAGTTGAAGATTTTATCTTCGTAAGAAGGAAAGTTGACAAGAGCAAAGGCTAATGCTAGTTTAACTTCTCTGTTTGTGATTTTATCATCATCTATTTTTTTTAAGAATTTTAGTTTTTGCTCTTTTGACATCTTCTTTAAAGAGTGAATTAATTTAGGTGAATGCTTTTTAGCTATTTTCTTGCCTAATTCATCTAATTTTAGATACACCAAATGACTCTTGACCCAGCTGTGTGATTTTCCGATTGTTCTTGCTAGCCAGGCAGAACCTTGATCTTTAGAATAGTTAGTAGATTTTTTCCAAAACATCTTGATAAATTTCTGTATTGCATGGGCTGTCTCGTCAATGTCCATTGTTTGATTATGGATATTTTCTAAGAATTGTCTTCTGAATCTTGACTTGCTGTCAGTCATTTTTATGATTTTAGCAGGCACAGTTTTAAGACCTGCTAACTTTGCTGCTCTCCATCTACTTTCACCTGTGATTATAACATAGTCTTCATCAATTTCAATAGGATTAATCATGCCTTCTATAGAAATGTTTTTAGAAAGTGATTCTAATGTTTCAGGACTAAATCTCTTGCGGGGCTGATCAGGGTCTGGCTTGATTTTGTTAATATCTATTTCTTCAATTTGCATGACTGAGCTCCTTGACTTTTTCTCTAATTCTTTTCTTTGCTTCTAATGCTTTAGTCTGGATAGTCTCTGATATTTCTAAAATTGAATCATATTCCTCAGGGTGCTTTTCTAAAAATATTTCCATTGATTCAACTTGCCGAACAAGAGAAGGATTAGACATATACTTTTGCCTATTATTTGAACTTTCAATAAAATGTTCTTTGTTTTCAGTAACATCAGCTAAGATACCTTCCTTTCCAAATTCTCCTCGTACTGTGCCGACTGGATGAATGAAGTATCCTTTTTTTCTTAAAATATTAAGAGAATGTTGGATTTCGTCAACTGTCTTATGGTATCTCTTGGCATAACCAGACATGGTGTCTTTGATTCCTTCTTTGACATCATTGAGAATTTTATAATTTAAGCTTCCAGGAATTATATGATCGTAAAAATTCTTGTAGCCTTGCTTTTGATATTCAATGCGTCGTTGTTGTTTTACTCTTTCAGTAGTATATTTGCTCCACTTTTGTTTATTTTCTAACCTCTGTTGGTCTGTTAATCGTCGTCTAGCCATTTAAATCCTTTCCATTTAATTCTTTAAGTACATTTTCTCGAGCTTCTTCTTCTCCTTCAATTTTTCCATCGTCAAAAGAAAGAGATTTTATTCTGTCAAGATGCAAGTCGCATAAACATACTACTATATTTGTGCTTCCACATTCGTCGCAATTATGTTCAATCATGTTTATTTTCCTCCTCATCTGCATTATTATCTTCCAAATCTAACTCGATATCTTCTTCGTCTTGATGCTGTTTATCAATAGGAGCATATTGATTATGAAAGTCATCTAATTTCCAAATCATTCTGTCCATGTTAGGAATAAGCTTGCTTCTCTGATAATCAGCATCAAATAATCCTATTTCTTTTTTTAAGTCTTCAGACAATTTGATCAAATCATCATTTAATTCTGAAAGTGTTTTAGTCATAATCATCTCCTAGATCAATGTCATGAATATCTAAAGATTTATCATTGCCATTGATTATATTGTTAGCGATTACGAGTGCAACCATTCCTAAGAATATTTGAAGTATCATATATTCCTCCACCAATTCATGAACTTGGAATCTTTAGCTGCAATTTTTGTAAGAGTCCACATTATTGCCATTAATATCCAGAGACTGATCAGTACTGTTAAGATTATTGTCATATAATTTCCTTTCGAGTATTTATTGATTAATTTTTTAGAGAAGGAAGGGAGTTCTTGGCAGATACCTTTTCCTTCCCTCTCTAAAGCCAACAACTAATTAAATATTTCATTTATAGCTTGAACTGATTTAGCCAATCTTTCGCTTATAGCTTGAACTGATTTAGCCAATCTTTCGCTTGAACTTTTTGCTCCATTTTTTGTATGCTTCTCACAAGCATATTTCCCTACGGCTTTGGAAGAAGCGAAATGAGTTTTGTGTTTACAAAACCAGCATTTTTTAGGTTCTGGAAATTCCATCTTTATTCCTTTCGTTTAAGTATTCGACCTTTATCTGTATTCATTATACTATAGTATCTTATTCTTGTACACCTTTGCTCATACTGTAATCTGTTAATAAGTGGCCTTTGTTCACCTCTGTATAGCCAGAATCATTCAAAAGAAATTCTTAAAGAAACGTAAAGCTGCCCATTTATTATGGAATAAAGTGATATAAAAGGGAAATCACAAAGTTATTAACATATTAACAGTTTCATGTTAAACATTAATATGTTATAATACTTGAAGATAGCCAATTAAACAAATGTCCGGTCACAAGCCCCGCTACTCCCTGACCGGACGGCGGGGTTTTAAAAATATATGAAAGCAAAAGATGTAATTAGCCATTGGGAATTTCTTAAAACTCTTATCGAAAGAGAAAAA